TAGCAAGTTCTGATATTACGTTATCGGCTGCGATCCTGCTTACGGAAGCTCAGATGCAGCAGATCGAACAGTTATCAGCGTATGGCGAGCTTTCGCCGACTGTATTGTACAGGTTGCTGAGTTCTGCACACCTGAAGTCAGTACGTATCAATGTGCGTGGGTGCTGTGTCATCTTGCAGGATTTTATGGAACAAACGACTGCCGAGTCGTCATCGAAATCAACGGAGCCGGAACCGCCGTGATGCAAGAGGTCCAGCGCGTCCAGCACGACGTCATGACCGCGACGCCGAAGAGCGACGAGCCGGACCTGAGGAACATTTTCAAAAACATGAAGCATTTCTTCTATTCGAAGGCCGACTCGTTGAGCAAAGAGTTCGCGTATCACTACGTCATGAGCGATGGGCGGAAGCGGGAACTGCTTGCAAAATTTAAAGACGCCTTTGAATTGCAACGATTGATACCACAATCGGTCCCGATGTTGGATGAAATGAGACATATTATAAATGACGATGGTCACGTTTCTGCCGAGGGGGCCTATAAGGATGACAAAGTTATGGCCGCGGCTCTGGCGTTTGAGGCGTGGCGAGCGTGGTTGCAGCCGATTCTAAAAAGCAAGGCACATACGAGGGCTAGGGCGGAAGGGATAGAGAGGGCCGGTGGAGAAGCGCCGGTCGATCAATTAATATTGAATTATTTGCGAAAATCGAATATCACTTTGCCTGCAACAAGGAGGGTATGATGGGTCGAGAAAATTTCAATATAAGCTGCCTACTGATCTGACCGTTACGCCCATCACGGCGTAATTGGTTTACCTATGGCTAAGCCCATCGTTTGCTCCTCCCGGTGGGCTTAGCCATAGGAGGTTGGTATGAAGAAATGTAAAACTTCCGGAACTACTTATTCCATCGTAGTTCAAAACGGAACGCCTACTTTATCTATCGTGATCTCTCTACCACATTTACTTGATTTGTCAGCGAAAGATCTTAGGAAGTTGAAACATCAATTGCACAACGGGGTTGAAGAAGTCTTGAGTAAAACATTCGACTTCTATTCTTATACTCGTTACGGTGGACCAAGGTCTCCTCATTACATGGTAATTAGAGAGGACAAAGAATGAAACGAGCACCAAGACATCACAGCACGTATCGAGCCAATCGTAGGAACTATGTGCTAATCGCCGTGGAGATGCCGAGGCAGACAAAGCGGCCTCCAATGTTTCCGAGCTACGACCTCGGCTTCCCGCGCGGTGTCCCGTGAAGCGCCCGCCCAAACCGTCCGACCTCCTGTCGAAAGCCGAAATCATCCGCGCGCTGCGGCGCTATCGTTACGACCCGGCGATGAACCGCGGGTTGAACAACCGGGACATCCCGATCGGCAGCGTGCTCGCGGCGGCCGGGCTGCGCAACGAGGGCTTGTACAAGTCGACCATCTTGTTCACCGGCAAGCTTTCAGCGCGGCAGCACCGCTTGCTGTCCCCGGTGATTCGACGGATCGAGGCGGGCGAGTTGAGTTTCAGACGGCAGAAGCCGCCGGGACCTGGGCATTTGTGGCGAGGGGTGGAGGTTGTGCAGGAAATCAACAATCCGCCCGCCGGCCCCGCCCCGCGACTCGACAAGCTTTCGACCGCCGGCGACTGGCGGCCGTTTGCGCGGTGCCGGAACTGCGGCGGACGTGTATGGGAGTCGATTGCCATCCGAGACAGTTTTTACTACGCTTGCCGCTCCTGCGTAGGGCCTGAGCATTGGCCCGCGATGGGAGGCCGACGGGCCACCAAGGCCGAACGGCTCGGGCTTCCCGAGTCGACCATGCGAGAGGATTTCAGCTTATGCTGATGATCAATCGGGAGTTGACAGAGATTCCTAATCGCGTGTTTCAATGCGGGCACTTCGGATGGTTCTACACGGACCATAGAAGCCGCGTGTCTTCGGCGGCGTTTTCTTCGGCCCTAGAAGCGGCTGCGGCGTGGAGAAAGGAAACGGGTCAAACTGATGACGCTCATCCTTCGAACGTGGAGATGTCTCAATCGCCGGTGCTGTAAGGAATTCAGCAGTTATGAGCGCGCAAATCCTGATTGCACCTTTTGCGGTTGCGCCCGCGTGCAGTGGCTCCCCGGCGGCGGCCACGTCGGCACCAAGTCGGCGGCGGTCGACGCCACGGTGCGCTCACTCGCGACGGATTACGGGATGGGCAACGTCAACACGCCGTCCGCGTCGCGCCTCAATCGCGCCATGCCGAAGTTCGACCAGCCGCGCGCCGACCTCCCGGTCAAACACTTCGCCCCCGGCTTTTCCGCCCCGGTTTCGTCGGCTGGCGCGACGTGCCAGGTGTCGGAAGCTGCGGTTAACCTTCACGGCAAGGTCGCGACCGGCCGTGCGCTGACGCACAGCCGCAGCGTGCCGGGGCCGCAGGCGATGACCGAGCTCGCGGGGCGGCACACCGGGCGGCCCGGATGAACTTTCCCGACGACGAATCCAAGCTTGCGGAGCGCGTCAAGTGGATCATCGACCAATGCACAGCGAGCCGAAATGACCGAACCGAACTTTACAATCGTCGCGAACGATATTTTCTATTCGGAACGGATGGCTCTAACCAAGTCCGTTACAATCGACTCGAAAGTCATATTGATTTGGTCGCCGCGTTTTTATACGCGCCGGACCATGCCTTCTATAACATTGCCGCGGATAGAAATGCCGCCGATGCCGTCGTCAAGCAAGCGATCGCCCTGCAAGACGAATGGAACGACGATTTCCAAGACGATGGACTGAGCGACCTCGTTGCCGAGGCGATTCCGTGGTCGCTCGTTTACGACACGATGATGGTCAAGCAGGGTTGGAACGATGTGCGCGAGGCGCAAACTTGCGAGCTCATACCGCCGCAGAATTTCGGCGTGTTCCGCGAGGACATTCCTGACCTCGACAGCCAACAGGCCTTTTGTCACACCTATTTCCTCGATTGGTCCGAGGCCGCCCAGCGCGTCATCCGCGCCGGACGCGGCACGGAACTTGCGCGAATTGCTGTTGAGAACAAGCCGTTCGTTTCACCGTTCCCCGATCTTCTGAATCGGATGATCATCAGCGCGACCGGCGGAGAAAACCTCCAGGGCAACATCATCGGCCAAGTCAATCCGTCCTACGTCCCGCTCGCGACCTACCAGCCCAAGGTCGACACGCCGCTCGTGCGATTCAACGAACTGTGGGCGTGGGACTCCGACGCCGAGGATTACCGCATTTTTCACATGGTCGACCCCGACATCCTGATCAGCGATTCGAAAAAGACCGTGTCAGCGCTGCTGAAGGCCGGTCGCATGACCGGAAAAATGAAGACGGACGAGAAATTCAACAAATCGGAGACGAACTATTTTCTGCCGAAGGACCACCCGTTTACGAAGTTTCAGCCGTACACCAAATACAATTATTTCTGGGGCAAGGCGCACGTCGACACGCTCATGCCGTTGCAGGATTGGATGACCGAGCGGCTAGAGCAGATCGCCGATATCCTGGAACGGCAGGCGTATCCGCCGAAAGTCGGGTCCGGGTTCATGGGACTGACCGATGAAAAGATGGAGGCTTTCGGCGGCGCCGACACCTACCTGTTCGACCAGATGCCGCAGGCCAAAGTCGAGGAACTACGGCCGGAAATGCCGCCTGACATGTTCGCCGACTTCAAGGAAATCAACGGATTGTTCCTGGAGGCGTCCGGTCTGACCGAAGTGCTGCAAGGCCGCGGCGATACCGGCGTGCGATCGCGCCAGCACGCGCAGGAATTGAAGAAAACTGGCGGCGGTCGCATCAAGCGCGCGGCGCTGAAACTCGAACCGTCCCTAGTTCGAATTGGTGACCTCGGACTCAAACTCAAGATGAAGAACGACGGCAACGAAATTATCCCCGAGCCGGACGACAAGGGCAAATCCGAGCCGTTCGTGCCGGCGCAACTCGCGTCCGAAATTCACATGCGGATCGAGGGGCATTCTCATAGCCCCCTGTTCGGCGACGAATCGAAGGAAACAGCCGTTCTGCTCAAGAAGGCTGACGCGATCGACGCCGAAATGTTCGTGCGGATGCTCAATCCACCGAATCGAGACGCAATTATTCATTCGCTGCGGTTGAAAAAAATTGCGGCAGCGAAAATGGCCGCCGAACACCCCGAACTCGCAGCGCAAGCCGCCGGCGGGGGTAAAAAGCGCCGATGAGCCGCGTTGCAAAGGACGACGAGCGGAGCGCCACGCTGGTCTGCTCTCGGCACCGCGTCGGTTTTATCAAATTCACCGGACCGACTTCGCACAGTTTCGGATGTCCGGTGTGTGTCGGCCTGATCCGCGCGAAAGTGCAGTTGGAAATTGGCCGCCTTGCGCGCCGGGCAAAACAGGCCTAGCTTTCATCGCGTGAGAACACCGCACGCATCCCGCGTCGGAAGAATGGAGCATCGCCATGAACGGACATGATCAGGTTCGCAGCAAGCGTCGGGGCCGCAAGCATCGACGTAAGTGACGGCAGGAAATCCGTCGCACATTCGGCCCCGGCTTGACCGGGGCCGTTTCATTTCGTAAGGCTCGCAAATGGCAATGCCCCCGATGCCCATGCCCGGCGGTGGAGCCGGCGGGCCTCCGGGCGCAATGCCGGGTGGACCTCCAGGTGCCGCGCCGCCGATGAAACTACCCGGCAATGTGGCCGGGCCGGGCGGCGGTCCGGGCGCTTCGCCGATGGTTTCCCCCGGCGGCGGGGCCGGCAACAAAGCTGCCGCAATGGGTAACATCAAGGCCGTCATGCGGACGCTGCAAATGTCCATGATGGCTTTCGAACCGGGCTCAAAAGAATTTCAGGGTTTGATGCGCGCGATGTCCGCGCTCAATCCGCTGTTCGGCCAGCCCACCGGCGCCGATCTCGCGCCGGCCGCGCTCCGTCAGATGGCCGCAACCCAAAACCCCGGAGGCCCCCTTGCGGGCGCGCCGCCTCCCGGTATAGCATCCGCGCCACCGCCGCCCCCTCCACCGCCTCCGGGCATGGGAGAATAAAATGTCGCAGGATTTTTTGAAGCCGACGCGAGTCCCGACGTCCGACCTCGGCAAGCGCCGCATGGAAGACGGGATGTTTCGCAATCCGCCGACCTATTCCGAACTCGGCGGCTTCACGTCCGCCGACAAGGGCAAGTTCATGAACAACAAGATGACGCTTGAGCGCGGCGGACCGACCGCCGTCAAGGGTCGACCGATCTAATTCATTCGCCCCTCCCGGCGAACCGGGGCCGGAACCACGTTCCCACGAACGCCGGCCCCACCAATTGAGGAAACGCGATGGCAAAAACGCCCGTCCAGCTTGATCCGGCCACAATGGCCGACCTGTCCGGGCTGTTCTATGAACTCGCGCACGATCCGAAAACCCGCAAGGGAATCGCCAAGCTCGTTAAGGAAAAGTATCCCGATCGCGCTCAGGCGTTCGCTGACGTCGACACTCAAGAGCAGATCGAAGCCCTTCGCGCCGAACAGGCCGAAAAGGAGCAACTCCAAGAGGGCCGCCGCCTCCAGTCCGAACGCCAGAAGCAGCGCGACACGCTGATTACGTCCGGCCGCTACGGCGAAGACCAGGTCAAGGAAATCGAGCAGATCATGGAGCGGTACGGCTCCACGATCGATTACGAGGCCGCCGCGGTGCTCTATGCTCACGAAAAGCCGCCGGCCAATCCCCAGGAAGGCCCGCCCGACGATCAGCGGATGGGCGCGACCTGGGAATTTCCAACCGTCAACGGCAAGGATGGGAAGCCTATCCCGTTTGCCGAATTTGCCAAGAATCCGAACTCTGCTGCGCAAAGTGCCGCCTATCAGGTCATAACCGATTTTAAAAAGCGGTCTGGCCTGACAAGAGCGGGGGCGCGGTAGGAGGCGTAAATTCCGCAATTCGGTTCGGGCATAATTCCTGCCCAAGGCGCCATCGCGAACGAGCTGTCCGCCGTCGTGCGCCGGGCGTACATGCCCCGTGTTTACGTTCAATTGTGGCGCAGTGCCCCACTCATGGCCGCGCTGCTTTCGGCCGCGCAGGTAGCGAGCGGCGGTCTGTCACCGATCACCGCGCCGCTCCAGGGCGCGCCGATGGTGTCGGGCCAGTGGGTCGACTATTCGGGCTCGTTCAACCAGCCCGGCGTTCAGCCTGGAATTCAGAACGCCGAATTCAACTTGAAGGCCTACTGCACCCCGATTCCGTTCCTCGGTTTCGAGGGTCTGGTGCAGCTCGATTATTCGATCGTGCCGTTGATCGACGCGCGCATGAACGACGCGACGAACGTGACGATCGATACCTTCGCGACCACGCTTTACAACAACGTCGCAAATCAACAGCAGCTCATCGGACTGCCCGCCGCGATCGATGATGGCACGTTCAGCGCGTCGTACGGCGGCATTACCAGGGCGACGAATCAGTTCTGGAAATCGGTGTACGTCCACAACGGCGGCGCCACGGTTCCGACCCGGAACCTGATGCTGCAGTACATCGCTCAGGTGTCGAAGACGACCGGCGAAATGCCGACGATCGGCATCATGGGTTTCGGGACGTGGACGCTGCTCGCACAGGATTTCACGCCGCAGGAACGCTATCAGATCAACCCCGGCGACCGGCTGTCCAGCGCTCAGTTCGTCGGCCACTCATCGTTCCAGGCGCTCGATATCGCCGGCATTCCGTTCTATGCCGACCCGTACTGCCCGGAGGGAACGCTCTACATCATCAACACCAACTATCTCTCTCTCTTCCTGCATGAGCGCGCCGCATTCGCGTTCACCGGATTTGAGAGCACGCTGCCGAACAATCAGTTCGGCTACATCAGCGCGGTGCTTTCGCTGCTTGAGTTGGTCGACGTGAAGTGCAAGGCGCACGCGAAGATCGACGGCTTGCAGTTCTTGAACATCTGAGGCCGAACCATGTCGAGAATCGGCGGTCAATTCCCATTCCCGCAGCAGGCGCCGGCCAACGGCGACGGGACGATCGTGCTGCCGAGCGGCGCGAGTTACAACCTGCCGCCGGGAGATTTCGCCGTCACGCCGGGATCGCAGACAAACCTCCAATGGTTTGATCCGAATCTGCTGGGCTGGCGCGGCTTGCAGGCGCCGGGCGGCACGTTCGACTACATTTCATCGGACGGCTGCAATTATCGTCTCATGAATCTGTCCGGCGTGTGTGTCGGGGCGCTGGTGACCAATCCCGGGTCTGGTGGCACAAACGGTATCGGGCCGGCAGCAACCGGCGTCACGATCGCGTTCGGTGCGCCGGCAGCGGGTGGTACGTTCGCCACGGCTACCGGTTACGCGATCGTCGGCGGCTCGGTGCAGGCGCCCACAATTACGCAGGGCGGTTCGGGTTTCATTCAGCCGCCGCTGATCTTGATCGACGCGCCGCCAGTGGGCGGTGTGCAGGCAACAGCGTATGCGACGGTCAGTTCGGCCGGCATCGTGACCGGGATCACGATGCAGAACGTCGGCGCCGGTTACGCGTCGTCCCCCAATTTCTACGTGTTTCCGCAGAACCCGGTCTACAGCGGGTCGCCGATCGCCGGACTGGCCGCCAACGCTTTCCCGCCACCGGGGCTGGTCTATCCGACCAATCTTCCGGCCGGATCGCTCTATCAGCCAAACATTTCCTTGTCTGGTTGCCAACTGACGTCGAACCCGTTGACCGGTTCCGGCACCCTGACGGGAATCGGCATTCTCGACTTCGGCAACGGCTACACTGGCACGACCATCCCGAGCGTGACGATTGTCGGCTGCGGCGCCGCAGCTGCAACGGCCGTCATGTCGTTTTGCCTTACGTCGGTTACCCTCGGAGCTGGCGGCACCGGTTACGGCGCCGGCACGACGCCGCTGTTCGTCACGACGCTCGGGCTCGTGACGCAATCGCTCAACAACGCGATCTTGGTTCCGCGCGAGGGCCGGGGTGTCACGGTTGTCGGTGGCGGGGCGGTATCCAGCTTCGTGATCGAGGACAACGGATTCGGCCTGCAAAAGGTGCCTTCGATCGCCGTCATCAACACCGTCGCTCTCGCGACCGGACAGGCTACCGGTACGGCCGTCGTCGGCGGAATTGTCGACACATCAATCCTACAAGGACGCGTGCAATGACCAGCTACACCAACGGTACGACGGCCGCGGCGGGATATCCGACGGCCGACCTCGAAACGATCGAACTGCGTGTGATTTCCGGCCTGCTTCAACAGCAGATGGGGAACACGCAGCAGGATCAACTGAGCGTTCTAAGAAATGACGTGGCGTTCGAACTCGGAACGCCACAGCCCGTTCCGGGCAACTAGCGATCCGGCGCGTCTCAGCCGGGGTTAACAAAGGAGAGTACCGATGCCCGTCCAATTTGGAACCGTCAACCCGCCGTCCACGACTTCGATTCCCGCGACCACCAACGCCCCGTTGCTTCAGGGTCAGCAGGGCGACGGAATCGTGTCGGAGTTGCACGGCAAATATTACACGCAGAACAAGTACGGAAACCTGTACTACGCTTCGACGGCTGCGGCCGGTGTCACGGTTTCGATCTTCTCCAACGCGTCGTACACGGGCATGTTCGTCTGGAACCCGCAGGGCTCCGGTCGCAACCTGTCGATCGTTCGGACGATGATCGGCTGCAATGCCGCTGCGGCGACCGCGGAAGCGGGCTTTGGCTATGCGTGGCTGATCAACGCCGGCGCATCGCTCGGCACCGCCGCCCCGATCAGCGCGACCACGCCTATCACCGCCACGCGCGGTTCGTGCAACGTCGGTGTCGCCGCCGGCCAGGGCACGTCGGTCGCTCTGGTGGGATCGGCCGCGACGCTCACGACCGCGATGACCTGGGGCCGGTTCTCGGGCTTCTCGTCTTCGACCGGCGCCATCACGACGCAGATCGCGCTCGGCATGTTCATCGAAAACTTCGACGGCGACATGATCATTCCGCCCGGCGTGTTCTGGACGATGACGAGTTCGATCGCCTCGGGCGGCACCTTCGGCCTGTCGGCCGTGTGGGAAGAACTGCCGCTGTAAGGAGCCGAAATGTCTCAAGGCGGCACCAACGCCCTGCTACCACTCGGTTGGGGCACGACGCTCAGCACCGTGTCCGGGCCGGCGTTTCCGTCGAACCCGTCGCGGACCGGCCTGATTTTCGTCAACGCCGGCACGGTCTCCATCGCGATCTGCCCCGTCACCCTCAACTCGGGGGTGTTGGGCGTTTACGCGGGTTTTGTGACGCCGGGCGTTGCCGTTATCAATGGTCCCGGTTCGATCACGATGCAGCCGGGCGACAAGTTCATCATCGACAATCTGAATTGTACGTGCGCTTGGAACGGCGTCTCATCGGCCGCCGGCGGCGCACTTACGATCCTGGAAATGTGATGAAAATCTGCATCGACTGTGCGAACGGCACCAAGGACGGCGACTCGGTCGAATGCTCGGCGGTGCAGATCGGTGACCTTGCGGCACTGATCGGAGGGAAACCGGAGCCGGGCGCCAAGATGAACGCCGGGCTTGTCCGCCTCAATCCGGCCCTATGCGGAACGCACGCCCAATGGTGGGAAGCCCGCGATGTTACACCGCCCGAATCGCCGGACCCGAGCTCTGATCAAGAGGTTCAAGACGATGGCCGATCTGCCACACAATCTGCCCCCGATGACGCCGGAATCCCGGCCGTCGTTCCAGATGGTCAAGATCATCAATCGGAACACGTTTCCGATCTTTGACCGCTTCGACGGGGTGCCGTTCGTCTTCAAGCCGAACGAATCGCTGTCGATCCCTCCCGATGCAGCGCAACATTTTTTTGGCTGGCCGGGCGAACCGGACCTGATCCGTCTTTACATCGCCAAGCGCCACGGCTGGAACACGCCGGACGATCAGAAGCGCGACGAAACCGGCAAGATGCGGTGGGAGAAGTGGGTCGACGCTATCGAACTCATCCCCGTGCACTTCGACCTCGTACAGCGCGATGCCAACGCGCCGATCCCGGCCGATGCCGGCGACCCCGAGGCCGAGCTGATGTCCGAGTCGAGCGACTTGCCGATGCCGATGGCAAACGACGCCGACACCAGCACGACGAAGGTCGGCGTTCGCAAGCGAGAAGTCGGTGCCCGCAAGCCGCCGCGGCGGATCGATCCGTGATGATCGGTGGCAATCACCAGCACACTCAGCGCTTATATCACTGACGTTCAGTCGCTCGTACACGACACGAGCTATTCGAACTGGACCCAAGCCGACCTGACCGGATACATCAACCAGGCGCGCTCCGACGTCGCGCTGGACATGCACTGCGTTCGGACGTTCGTGACGAACCTGCAGTTCCTGGTCGGTCAGGAAATCTACAACATCAACGGCGCGGTTGGTGGCGCGAACGTGCTGACCGGCGGGACCGGTTACAGCCCGGCAACCGGCGTCACGTTCGCTGCGGCCCCGTCCGGCGGTGTCACGGCGACGGGAATCCCGGTCATCGTCGGGGGTGCGATCACCGGAATCACGATGACGACCTGGGGGTCGAACTATCAGGCAACGCCCGCCATCACGATCACCGACACAGGCGGCGGGACGGGCGCCACGGCCTCTGCGATCGCGTTGCTCAACATGTTCCAGGTGATTTCGATCAGCTTCATTTGGAACAACGAGCGCCGGATGCTGATGTTTCGCGGCTTCACGTTGTTCCAGGCGTACATGCGCGCGTGGACGACGATGTACGACGGGCCGCCGGGCATCTTCACGATTCACCCGCAGATGTTGCAAATCTACATCCGGCCCGCGGCCGATCAGATTTACGTCGCGGAGTGGGACATTCTCAGCCTGCCGACGCCGCTCGTGAACCTCACCGACATCGACACGCAAGTTGTCCCGCCGTGGAACCAGGCCGTTAAGTTTCGGGCCGCCGCTCTCGCCCTAATGAGCGATCAGAACTTTGGACAAGCGGAGTATTACGAGAAGAAATACGATCAGCGCGTCCCCAGATTCATTATGGGGGCAGGTGGGATTAGGATTCCCAATCCATATAATAGATCGTTTGCAAGAAAGATGGCCCGATGAGCCTTCCCGTCATCTTCGCCACGCTTGCAGCCGGCGATCAGAACCTGTCGCTGTTCGACACGCAGTTCGCCGCGCTCGGGGCGCTGGTGGTCATCCCGTGCGCGGCCTCGGGACAGAACGCCGTCGTACTCACCCCGAACGCCAACACGCCGACCGTTGCGGCATACAGCGATCTCTCCCCGATCTTTACGTGGAAGCAGGCGCAGACCTCCACCAGCGCCGTGACGCTCCAGGTCGCCGGCGGCCTGTCGGCTCTGACGGCCTATAAGAACAATGGTCAGACCGCGTGCGGCGCAAACGACCTCATCGCCGGGGCGGTCTACCAGGCGGCATATTCCGCGGCGCTGGGCGGGTTCGTCGTCAACGTCGTTCCGACCGCCCTGACGGCCCCCGGCGCGGTGCAGGGCATCTTCACAAATCTCGTAATCACCAACACGACCGCGACAACGCCGGCACACCAAGTCGGGGTTACGGCAAACGCTCTCTCGCTCTATAACGGATCGGTCTATTCAACCGCTACGGGTATAAGTTTCACCATCGACACGTCGAATGCCAACGGGCCAAACGGCCTCGATACCGGATCACTCGCGGCATCGACTTGGTATTACATTTATGCAATCCAAAATACGTCATCGGGTGCGGTCGCTGGATTGATGTCAACGAACTCGACCGCTCCTAGCTTCACGAACTGCCCCGGATATTCGAACTACGCCCGCATCGGGACAGTCCGAGCCAACGCGACGCCGGCGTTTGTCAATTTCATTCAGAAAGGGCGACGGGTTCAATATGCCGTCGGCACCTATAATAGCAACGCCCTTGCGGCGATGCCCAACATAGCAAATGGAACGGCCGGGACCTACAGCGTTACCGCACCCACATTCGCGACAGCGAATATCACTTCCGTAGTTCCACCGACAGCGTCGGAAATCATCGTCTTTGCTAACACCGTCTACGAGGCCGGCAGCGAGGCGGCCATGCTGGTTGCTCCAAACAGCAATTATGCGGGACTGGAAAATTCTATCGGAAACTTTCCTTACGCGTGTCTTGCATCGGTCACAGCTATCACTCAGATGACGATGATTCTGGAAAGCGCCACGACCATATCTTGGGTATCAAATGCGTCCGGCGGCGCTATTTCGTGCGGCGGCTACATCGACAACCTGTAGATGACCGATGGCGCAAGAACCGC